CACCTGAAAATCTGGACGAAGAAAAAGGCGGCGTTATACGTCCGCGTTTCCACCAGATACCAGGTCGATAAAGACAGTCTTCCGTTCCAACGGAAGAAATTAAAAGAATATTGTAAATTTCTAGGGCTTGAAGATTATGTAATTTTTGAAGACGACGGATATTCAGCAAAGAACACGGAACGTCCGCACTTTCAAGAAATGATGTCACGCGTCAGATCCGGCGAATTTTCACACCTGATCGTGTGGAAGGTGGATCGTGTTTCCCGAAATCTTCTGGACTTCGCGGCAATGTACCAGGAATTAAAAGATCACAAGGTCACGTTTATTTCGATGAACGAACAGTTCGACACTTCAACCGCGATCGGTGAAGCTATGCTTAAAATCATTCTGATTTTTGCGGAACTTGAAAGAAACATGACGTCCGAACGTGTAACCGGAATCATGCTGGATCGTGCCGAACAAGGATTGTGGAACGGCGCACGTATGCCGGTTGGTTATCGTTGGAACAACGAAACAAAGTTCCCTGAACCGGATCCGGAAGAAGTGAAGATCATTCAACTTATCTTTGACAAATACGAAGAATGGAAATCAAGCATAAAAATAGCGCGATACCTGAATAACAACAATTTCAAGTCAAAGCGCGGCGGCCAGTGGACTTCGAAGCTTATCCACGATATTATTCGGAATCCGTTCTATATCGGAACATACCGCTATAATCTGCGTGAATCCGGGCGCGGCCCATTGAAGCCGGAAAGTGAATGGATCGTCCGTGAAAACAATCACCCGACGATCATTGACAAGGCGCAATTTGACCGGTGCAATAAGATCATGGATCAGAACGGATCCAGCCGCGACACGTCCGATCTACGCGCCAGGAAGTACGTTCACACATTTTCCGGACACCTGGTTTGTGGCAAGTGCGGCGCTAATATGATCGCGTCGAAGGATCGCGCCAGAGCGAACGGCTGGCGGCCGTCAATGTATCGTTGCGCCCAGCGTTCCCGAATGTTGGATTGCGACAATTCCAGGACGATAAATGAATCTTATATCGGGCCTTTTATATTTAATTATATCGCGAACCTTGCCAGGGTTCAGAAGAATTTTAAGAATATAACCACGGTTGAAAAGCTGGAAAGGGAACTTCTGAAAGGTGAAACGTTCGACGGTGTGGCCGGAATACTTCCGGAAGGCTTAAATTTGACCTTCCAGGCACTTTCTTTTCGTCAGGTAGGGAATGGAACCTATATTCCGGATGTTGACTTCCTGGGCGATTCTGACGGCGCCAGTGACCGCGATCAGATCGAATTGTTGAAGTCAGAAATCGAGAAGTCAAAAAATGCTGTCACCAGATTAACGGACGTTTATCTGTTCGATCCGGATTCCATGACGAAGGAAGAATTCGCCACAAAGAAAAAGGAACTGGCAAAGAAAATTGAAGGCATGGAACGCCAGCTTGCGGATCTTCTGGACGATTCCGGGAACGATGATCTGGCCGACATGTCATTTATCAAGAAGGCTTCCGCGTTCCTGGTGGCTCAAAGGATCGTTTCAAAATCCTTCGTCGATTATGTCGGCATGGCCCAGGAATTAGACAACGAAATCCTGAAAGACTTTATCGACCAGATCGTCGATCAGATCGTCGTCCTGGACGGCCGTGTCCAGTCAATCACGTTCATAAACGGATTAAAGCACGAATTCCGGTACGCAACGCCGGCGGAATTGCCAGTGTGTCAGAAATGCGGCGGACGTATCGGTTCAACGTGCGGCTGTCGGACAAGGACGTTCGATTTCTCCGGTAAGCGTTACCAGCGAATAAAAGTCGGTGATCCGCGCGACACGCTTCACGGGAAGAAGAATCCGGTTTGTCCGGAATGTTTCGCCCATGAAGGGCGCTGGCACCATTGGAATTGCAAGATTGAAACGTGTCCGATCTGTGGCGGACGCCTGGCGGAATGTGAACACGGGCCGAATGGTAAGAAATAGCACAAGGGGCGTTCTGCCCCTTGCTTTTGTTTTATTAACAATTCCCATTTACTACCGGTTTGACGATCTCATAATCAACGAATGTCTTCGCCATGATTTCGGCCAAATCCTTATCTATTCCCTGGCTGATTAAGTTTTCCTTATATGCTTTCTTTGCTTTCTTCTCTGCTGTTGTCATTTTTTATTTCCGCCTTTCCTTAACTTCTGATCATATTATACACTCTAAAGTGTAATATGTCAAGTAATTCTATATATTTTATTTACAAATTTCACTTCAAAGTGAAAAAAGCCGCCATTTCTGGCGACTTTTTTATTTGAAATATCCGCGTTCGACCTTTGATTTCAGGAATTCGTTTATTTGCGGCGTTTTGTAACCGGAAGAAATACGTTCTTCGCAATATGCCATAATGTCAAGGGCGGTTTTTTTATAAGTCGATCGGATCTGTTCTTCTGTTGCGTATTCGTCCCGAATGTATCTTGTCATAAAAAGCACAATGTCTGTATGGCAATAAGGACAAGTTGAGTATGGCTTGACCTTTGTTATATCGTCGTGGCCGAACGGGCCGATCTCGTATTTTGATACATCTATCGACATTTTTCCGGTTCTGTTTGTGTAAATGACGGAAACTTTCCAGCCGAAAACGATTTCTTCATCGTCCGAAGTTTCGAATTCTTCAACAACGCAATTATGTATTTCTGCGTATAATTCCGCCTTTCTTTTATCTCGGAATACGCCCAAAATCGAAGCGTCGTAAGGATCGCCTGGAACAACAATATAAACCTTTATAGTTTCATAATTCGATGGATTTTTATAAACACCTGGAATATATTTGTTTTCTTTATTTACCATATCTTCGGCCACACTTCCCCGGCAATCGGAACGCCTTCGGTGTGCCTTTCGATGTAAGCTTCACGATTGCGCGCTTCTATGTTTCCAGCGGAAGTATAGTTGAAATCAGCGTCGAATTCAGTTCCGCAAGCGATACATTCCCAGGAAGCCGTTGTGTCTGGCCCTTGATAGAATCCGGCCGATCGAAGGGCCGCGCTTTTTCTTTTCAAGATCACCATTCCGCCGCATAGCGGACATTTCTTTTTGTCATATAATGCCGACATTATTCTTCACCTTCTTCGTAGTAATAGCGATCGTGAATTTGCGAAATGGTTATGTCGCTATTTTGTGGAACAGTCACGGTCAAATCACAATCCGTCATAAAATCTTCATTAGTGCAAGTAATAAATCCACATTCCATAGATCCAGCGTCTTCCTTTCGCTCCCTTCGCTCTGTCAGATCACCGTTTCTTTTTATTCCGTATATGTTCGTGTATTGACATAACATATTATATTCCAACTTTCCGCCACATATCGGACATTTATTAAGAATCTTCATTCACTTTCCCTTTCTTCAAAAGTTTTTTATATCTTCTGGAAGTTTTCAGAATTTCACATTCAAGTTCCGGATCCCACCATCTATTATCCGGGCGGAACTCACATTCATTACACGGCCATTCGTTGGATCCGTTTTTCAATCCAGGGCAACCGCGACATTCGATTATCATTCCACTTGAATTTATTTCTGGTTGAATAAGGAAGTTAATAATAACCGCTACGATAAATATAATAAATATGGCAATCGGGGCGCCAATGATAACGCCGGCAATAATCAAAATCGTTTTTATCATAGTTCCACCGCCTTAATGCCTGGATATTTCCCAGGGTTCGGAAGTATAGCGATTTATGAAGTCGTTTACATTCTTCGCGTATTCTTCCAGTATCTCTTTTGATTCTTCGATTGCTCCAGGAAGTGATTCGGCTTTAAGCTTTTGGCCGTCAATTTGAAGCTGGGCGCACGATAGGAACCAGCCGTCCAGGTGAATAATTCTGTGGATCGTGACCGTGATTCCGTTCGTCGTTGTGTAGAATATTGTTCCGGTTTCAACCGGCTTTCCATAGCTTGAATTACTGATAAATTTCATGTTTTCCTTTCCGGGAAAAGCCTTGAATTTACAAGAAGATTACAACGTCTTTTTTACTCGCACGATAGGACATCCAAACGTCGAGATAAAGCAGGTCAGCGGACGCCCCAGTTTGTCCGAAATCTCCTGTACCTTCTGGCGGCAGAGTGCCATATAATACTGCTGGCGATCCGGCTCCTGCTGCGGTATACCGCCCACCGGAATCTGACATTTGTCAGACACAAATACGCCT